TATTAATTCATTAGTTGAGCTGTGTATTACGTAGAATCTCATAGGATATATTCTCCTTTCTACCTTTTTCTATATATATTATATCAAAAATTTCAAAAAAAGTCAAAAAAATAACGGTCGAAGTACGACCGTTAGATTCAATAAAAAGAGTTAAAAAGATTTTTTACTTTAAGCTTAAATCCTAATGTTGTATTATTCATAATCAATGACCTAGTTTTTTTCCATCTTTCTAATCCCGGTTCTGTACTTTTTGCAGCTTCACCATAAGAAGATCCCTTCGGTATACTCAAAGAAACAGTAACTAAATCTTGTTGTATATGTTTACTTATACTATTTATTGTTTTTTGTAATATATCAGATAAAGTATAATACCAACCACTTGCATTGTATACATAAATTTTATTAGATTTTACGCTGGGTATTTGAGTAATTAATAAATCAACATCATCAAACATCCAATTCATACAAATAGCTCCTAACGCTTGTTTAACACTACCCTCTTCACCAGCACAAACCATATCATGCTCTAAATTAACTAATGCAAAAATTAAATCATCTATACCTCTGCCCATAATACCCGCAGCCGAACCAAAATTTTGTATATCAATAATTCTTTGAGTTAATTTAGACTCTCCCTCTGCAAATTTTATACCATCTTTTGAAAATTTACCATTAAAAGAGTCCGCTAATGATTGGTCTTTACCAGAAACAACTATAACAAAATTATCTTGAAATTGTCCTTGCTGCAAAAAAGCTTCTAATTCATCTTTACGAGTAATTTTTTGTAAATCTATCTTACTTTGGGGTTGTTCTTTAAAAGTAAAACCACCTTCCGCTGTCATTAAAATATAATCATCAGCCTTTATATCTTGACCTAAATTATTTGTAATTGAACCTGTTCTCGCCCCACCATTAACATCTATAGTAACCTCTAATGATTTTCCATTTAATATTCCCCATATTTGATTCCAAATTAGTTGATTTAAAGGATCGTTTGCATGTTTTTTTTCACCACCTTTAGTTTTATTTCGTTGCATTTTAATCTGTTTATTATTTTCTAAAGTATTTAATTGTTGTTCTAAAACATTTTCTCCATAAGATGAAACAAAAATATCTTGAATAAAAGTTTTAAGTTGCAATAAAAAAGTTTTATATTTTGCTATTTCTTTATCATTCATCTTCAACTTAGCTTTATCTTCCATATTATTCAATATACTTTCTATTAATTGATTACCTGTCATATTTAAATCTATATGCTGAAAATCTGCTACGTTTGTAACGTAACTTTGTTTGCCTAATTGATCTGCTAATTCATGAATAACAGTTTTATTCAAGTAAAACTCATTAATTTCAGTGAAATGAGCTTGATTTTCTGACAAGGTTTTATTAAAATCATAAATATCTTGTATACCTTTTTGTAAAGTATCAAAAGCTTCAGAATACTTACCACTATTAATTAAAACTTCAAAATCTGCTCGTAATTTAGTACCCTTGGGAATTTTATTTATATATTGTTGAAAAAAAGCTTCCTCAGATGCTCGTTCATTATTAGCCGCTGCTTGCATCTCTTGTATTAACAGATTTAAAGCATTATCCATACCATTATAATCTGGTACAGTTGCAACAACCTTACCATTAAAACGTCCAGGATAAATTTCTCCATATGCTTCATAACTAGTAACTACACCATAAGGAGTACTGTATATACTACCCTCACTAGGAGCCTCAGGTAATGGAATATTTGGTAACATATTTAATTCCTCCCATAAAAAATGGGCGAATTCATACGAACCGCCCAAGAGATATATATAAAAAGCCTTCACTCTAAAGCGAGACTTATATTCAATTAACTTCATTTATAAAGTAGGAAATCTCTTACCCTACTCTAAAAATTTTACTTCACTTTATGCAAAAACCGCTACGTATGTAGCGGCTTAAGCAAAAAGAAAGGAAAGTTATTTGTTATCTTCTAATTGTTCAAATATTAAATTTTGTGGCAAAAATTTCTTACAAATGTAAATAGAAGCAAAGGATACTCCTTTTTGTACTTCTTTCTTATCTTTGTCACGATAAAAGTTAATCCGTTTATCAAAAATTAGTGCCTGCGCGCCTTGTAAGTATTGAAAACGTTTTTGGCCTTGCAAAGTGGGCAATGGCAATAAAATTGCATATGGTTTACCTAATTCATCTAATCGTTTTAAAATATCATCTTTAATTGAAAAAGGCGGATTAGATATAATTACATCATAATGTTCAGGTTCATAATAAAAGAAATTTTTCCCGTCATCTATATGAGAATATATCACCTGATACCCATTTTCTTGAAAGACCTTTACATATTCACTGTCACTATCATCGAAAGGACACCAAATAATTTTATTTTTATCAATGTATTTAAGTAAAGGTAAAACCGCAATGCGTGGTGTGTATGTTTCATCACTTTGCTTATCGGTTTTTGCTGTTAAATACCCTTTATTTAATCCCATTATTCCTCCATAAACATATAGCTACAACCTGGGATGCTATCAATATAATCTAATACATCTTTATATTTAGGTTGTTTAAACCATGAACTTAATTTATAATTATAAGTGACTGCTTTTGCCCCTATAACCGCACCAATTTTTTGAAAGTAAAGTAACTTATACGCCGCAGTTTCCAATTTTTCATCAGCGGAGCCATGGGTCTGTTGATATTTCTTCTCGTAAACTGTAAAGACTTTAGTTTTTGGATTCCAATAAGCTTCATCTGGTAATTTTTTACTAGATACAATATCTTGCCATTTAATTCCTAAACTATCTATAAATCTCCAAAGATTATATTTGGTTAAGTCCATTCCATCCGTTACACATGATACTCTTTTTTCAAATTCCAAACCTGTTGTGGTATCTCTTGAAGCATGCGTAGCCATTCATAAATCCTTTCTATATAACCTCAAATTCAAATATTAATGTCTGTGGTCGGAAATTAAGGTACTGCCCCTTACTGGTCTATCGTACGCATAGACAACGGTTTACGTACCGCCCATGTTCTTTACATGCTACTTTCCGCGGTGCAAGCACTATCGTAGCCAGCCAACGTCCGACTCTACGGAAGGATATACCTATTCACCCTAGGACGCGTATTATATATCCTATATAACGGTTTTCCCTACACACGTTCTCACCGTAAACACAACATTAACGACCGGTAGGACACGTATTCCTTACTCTTCTTTTACCAACTAAGTATGGAATAAACTTGTTGGGGTAGATGGCACCAGCCCAAGGATTCAAACCCTGACTAACAGTTTTGGAGACTGCTGTGCTATCGTTACACCAAGCTGATAGGGGATTCGCGGTGTGAATTATTAGATAGTTGCCATATCCCAATTCTTTTCTTTTCCATATTAGGCAAATCATATGGAGTAGAAGGGGCGCCGTTACTCTACTCCCTATATGTGGTGCGCAAGGAGGGACTTGAACCCTCACGACCTAACGGCCAAGGGATTTTAAGTCCCTCGTGTCTGCCTATTCCACCACTCGCGCATAAAAGATGGGATTTGTAATGCGCGTTCCACGGCCGAGTATTAAGTCTAATAGCCTGTTCAAGACTCCCATCTAAAGTTAACTTAAATTAACTCATTAAACCAAAGGTTATTGTTCCACTATCAACTACTTACAGGGTCCTCTTACCCAAGCCTTTATTACAGTTCAATAACCGCACGGAAAAGTTGTAGATGGGTCGTCTACCTCTTGCTGCGGGAACAATCCAACGTGCGGACTTATAAATCGTCCACTAAGGCAGGACCTCTCCGACGACTTACGCAGTTCCTATTCGTCACAACCTACCGACCGTTTAAAGTCAACTGCGCCCATCTTATCCCTTCCCATAAGATAATCCCTACGTATTTAGCGCGGGCGCCGCATACGTTACACCGCTGTATGGTGGAAGTGGTGGGAGTTGAACCCACTTCACGACGAGGTCACTTCGGACTTAACGTCGCTCGAAACCGTTACACCCCCTTAAGGAAGCTTTAAAAGTGTTTGAATTAAATTGTCTATTTCAACTTCTTTATGTCTAAGTTGGTCTGCAGAATCCCATAGATATTGACTAAGTTGCGTGAGCAGTTCTGTGTATTTGTTTGACTCATCGGCTTGGCCTAATAAGTCGTCAATTTTCTGCATCCATTTGATATTCGTTTCCCAAATTTTTTGCATTAACAGTTCCTCCATAAGAAAGGAATCTACTTACTTCGCTTCTTTATATCCCGTTTTCCGCAAGCCACATATCACATACTTATCTGATGTGCCGGTGGTAGTTTAGTAGATGAATCCGTGTTAACGGTGGTCGTAGGTTTTCGACCTTTAATTGCCGCGGAGGGATTCGAACCCCCGACCTCTTGGTTATGAGCCAAGCAAGCTACCTCTGCTCCACGCGACGTCAATTAAAATTGCTTTTCTACCATTAACTGTTTATGTCTAGCAATTCTATTCACATCAAGCTTAAACTGATGTGCATTTTTATATTTCTCAAAGAAGAAAAAGAACTTCTCCTCATCATAAACCGTAGCTCTATACTTTGTTCTAAGTAACTCTATTAAACCGTTGCGGTCAACATCTAAGTCTTCCGCTATGGCGCGCCAGCCAGTCCATGTATGCGTATCAGCTACATACCATAAACCTGAACCACCTTGCCATTCTTCTACCTTAAATAACTGAGCCATTAGTTTATCCTTTCTTTAACTGGAGCGCCACCTTGGAGTTGAACCAAGTTTCACGGATTTGCAGTCCGTTGCCCATCCGTCAGGCTCGCGGCGCAATAAATTGGCAGCTTAGGTTTACCTCCGCGATGATGCTGCCGAACTGGAGGAAATAATAGGTTTATAAACCGTGCCTTAAGGTCGGCCAACCGCACATCTGCGTAAACCCGTTTTGCTGCAGGTACAATGAGTATGAATTTTCTTAGACAAGGACTCTGATACTCTTGCCGTACCTCCGATTTGATCAAGCAGTGTCTTCTGCTAGCCCACAAAGGGACTTGAACCCTTACATCCGCCGTTAACGGGCGTTTCTCTACCAATTGAGCTATGTGGGCATGGTCGCAGGTGAGGGTAACGATCCCACTCGGGCCATTAGACAGCAGATTTACAGTCTGCCCCGCCTCCTTAACGGACTACCCTGCGATATGGCGTCCCGATGGAGAATCGAACTCCAATCAATAGCGTGACAGGCTATCATCCTAAACCGTTGAACGACCGAGACATATGGCGGGAATAGAAGGTAACGCTCCTTCGTTTAACGGTTAACAGCCGTTTGTACTACTATTGTACTATATTCCCATATATATAAACTGTCAGTACCTCGCACGACGGATACTTAGTAGCTACCTTTGTTCTTCGTATAAGGCTCCGCAATTCCCTATTCTCACTACTATAACGCCTTATTATTTATCTTTCACGTGCCCTTAAACAGTTTACATTCTTCCAATGCCCAAGATTCCCACAGCATCATTTGGCTCCTTTAGCGGCGAGCGTTTTAAGGGGACGAACCCTGCTTCCTTGTGGTAACGGCACGCGGATTCGAACCGCGCATCTTCAGCATGAAAAGCTGACGTGTTAACCGACTGCACTATGCCGCCACATATGGGACTTTTAACGAGAAAGTCCAAACGGAAAGTTTTTAGCATTGTACTTACAAAGCAGCAGCGCCTTTTAAATTCCGCGGATAGGGTAGGCTGCCGACCTGGATGGCAGGGGTGGCAGGGATTGAACCTGCGAATAACGGAGTCAAAGTCCGTTGCCTTACCACTTGGCTACACCCCTAAAGCTTCCGGAACAACGGGAGTCGAACCCGTCTCTTCGCTCTCCTATGCAAGAATGACTAATAGACCGATGCGCAACGGCTCTTGCGGCGGACAGCGATATTCTCTCCCCATAAACTATATTCCGGCACTTAGTGAGCGGTTTTAATACATGCTCAGGTATGTGGTTTCACTCCATTTCATGTTAGTTCAGATTTTTTTAAATGGAGGCCTTTATAATTAGTTGAGACGAGTACGATTTCAAGTCCTTGAGAACGGCGTTTACTCTGTTTTTTTCTCTTCCTTTCTCAACTTACATATATATTATATCAAAAATTTATTATTTAGTCAAAATTTATTTTGTTTATCACATGTAGTTATAGTAAATAAATCCCACTCAGATTCATATGCATCTGTAAAATCATAAATCGGAAACGGTTCAAGGGGGTAAAGTGTTAAGCTTATTAAATCCGTCTGAAAATACGACTCTACTTTCTTTGCGGCTGAAGCATAGTCTGTACCAAAACAAATTCCTTTATGAATTCTCCGCTCTTTCTCATCTTCGTCGTAAACAACAGCCTTATACTGCCACGGTCCATACTCTTCTGAACCGACTTCTTCAAACGTATCTTTTAAAGTAACCATTTTATTTCTCCTTTCTTTCATTTTCTATATATATTATATATGAAATTTAAAATAATTTCAAATTAGCTTATTATCTTGTACTCGATTTGCTTACTTAAATGAACCGTATTATTTTGAACTTCAACGCTATCTACAGTTCTCTGTCCAAGATAAAACACAGGAATATCTTTCGCCTGATTCCCAACAACCTGCACTGGCGCGCCTTCTACGATAGGCCAGTCAGCAATTGTAAAAGCCTGACCTGGTAAATGAACAACTAAATTAAGCGCACCTACTGGCTGACATAACCCATACTCCGGCACATTACTCATCATCAACAACTTCTGCACTATCTCTCTCCTTAACTGCCTGCGCGATTTCAGCCAATAACATATTTACTTTCTTTTTCTGAAGCTCCAACTCCTTATTCAATTCCTCTGGCGGCTTCACATAGTGTAAGTGGCCATCTTCACAAACAATTATATTTTTTATCCTACACATTTCAAGTCTACCATATTTATTAATGGCTTCATTTGCCTGTGCAGCAAGATTGGCTATGTGCATTTTAATGTCTGGCATTAGCTTTCTCCTCCCGTTCTTTTTCATATTCAGCTATTATACCTTGATCGGTTAAGTACTGCAAAATTTCTTCCCATGATGGGCCTGACCCAAGAGTACAACCTGGGCGTATCCCAAAATAGGCGCATACATCGCAGTATACGTCCCATCTATCAGCTAACCAGCTGATTACATCTTTTTGATATGTTAATTCTGGACTCATGCGCGCCTCCTAAGCAAAGCAGCTCGGACCACCACCTTTAGGTCCGTGGTGATCGTCTACACCTGTGTAAAGTAAATAAATTATAAATGGCATAGCACACAAAACTGCAACTAAACCCCACATTTTTTCTCTCCTAACTAAGCTGACGCTTATAAAAATCTATAAGTGATTCCCACATACATTCATCATCGGTTAATCGGTCAATATGATTTATTACTACAGAAGGTTCCGGCGGACGCTTAACGTAAGCCCACCACTCAGAACCATCGTATTCAGCGCGCTCAAACCATGTACCATCTTTAAGCATTACTATTAAATCAAAGGGTATTTCTTGCGCGCCATAGCCTTCATCATATTCAGTAGCCTTAGCTACCTTCATAAATTCACTAACAGTAGGAAACTTTATATCAGGAGAACCAACCCATCTAACATCAGACCAGTCGTATCCCTGTTCTTCTAAAGCTTCATCGGTTTCCTTGAATAGATTCATACATATCCTCCTGTACTAATGGAACAACATCTTGATATAAAACACTAACATTTCTTACATCTCTATCCATATGCAGATGGCCGCAGTACCAATGAGTAAAGTCTACTGTATAAAGCCATGAATTAAGCATAGCAGATACTGCATTGGCATTGGTATTGCCATAACTGTCAAAAGTAATATCATAGATTAGCTGTTTGATATCAAATGGACAATCATGTGTTATTATATAATCTACTTTATTATCATACTTTTGTAAATTTTTAACCGCATTATCAAACTCTCGTTCTGTAGGTATTTCTTGTCTCCACCATACCCTATGTTCGTCAAAGTCTTCAGTATGAGTAATCGTTCCTCTATCCGTACTCTGCGCGCCGCCGAAAGTTAGTATTGTTTTGCCCTCAAGTTCAAATATCTCACCACGCATTAAATGGATAATGGAATCACTGATTCTTTGCACTCGGCCGCCATGCCATTCAATAATTGGATAGCCGTCAAGTCTATCAAAATTTTCATGGTTACCATCAACGAATAATGTAGTCCAAGGTAACTCGTTATAAAAATCATAAAGTTCGCGCTCGCGCCGTATCCAATGAGCATCTGCGGGATTTGATGGTATATACTCACCTGTTTCTTTATAATTCCAAAGCAAGCCAAAATCACCACAGATAATCACATAATCGTTTTTGGTTAAGTCTTTTCCACCCTCTTGGGCAAAGCATTTAAGTTTAGCTATATCATATCCTTGATGAGTATCTCCAGTGCAAAAAATCATAGTCTACCACCACATTGCAGGCATCACTACTGCCCACATCCTTTCTACATTATGCACATATTCATAATCTTCTTCACTACAGTCATCAAAGCTGTCAGAAAAATAATACTCAATTATTTCACAAATCTGTTCTAACAGTTCTTTCTGTGTGTAAGTTTCCTCATTATATTCAAACTTATGAAAATCTAAATTAACAACCTTACTTGCCCTATCCAAATACATCTGTATATGCTCATAAAGCCAAGCATAAAAACAACTGTCCAATCCCCAGGTTTCTCTGTCATCAAAACCGTAAATGGCGCGCTGATACTTCCAAATTACATTGCGCGGGTCCAATGCTGTTTCTTTTTCGTCCATTTCTGCGGCGTATATCTTATCCGCATTTATTTTCTTCAAATATAAATGATTCATTGTTTTCTCCTTTCTTTTTCTAAAACAATTATATCAGAAATTTAAAAAAAAATCAAATTTAAAAAAAAGAAGGATAGTCAGTGACTACCCTTCAAGATTCCTTATCTGCCTTTCAAGTTTGTGCATTACACCTGGAGATTCAAGTGATTTACCACGCTCCTTGATTATATGTAAACGAAACTTCAACGTCCGCAATTTTTCTTCTTTAGTCATCGTCCTCGTCCTTTCTAAACAGTACATTAGCTATCATTTCAAGCATCACTCTATCAACGTCAATTGGTGCTTCTTCTGAAAGTACATCAATATACTCACCTAAAGCTTCTTCAGCCTTATCATAAGCTGCATTTACTCTTGCGTCGTACTCTGCTTTCTTAGCTGCCGCTACAGCCGCTCTCTCTTTTTCAATCTTATATTCTTCCTCTGACTTCAGGCAATCTTCTACAGATTCGTATACATTGCCATTGTACTCATTCACATAAACTTTTCTCATTAATAAGCCTCCATTCTTTAAAAAACAATTTCATAAATAAATATACAACAAGAGACTTTCATCTTACTTCCAGCTACCTTCAGATATATTCAGTCAATGGATAGTTACTGCCATGTACGGGGTTGCAAGTCCCGTCCTCAATAACCAGGAACAACTTACGCCCGCCGTTCCCTAGCGGATACTCATTAGTCCATGAGGGAATGTCTACCCTCAACTTTCACCTACTGTACGGATTAGAAAAGTGTTTTCATACCTATCACACTTGTGTATTAAAATTCCTTCTGCATATGGTCTTGCCTTAGGCTACTCGTACGCGACACGCAGGTCTTATACACGGTTCTCACCGCTTCACAGCAAAGGGATTTATTGGTATTTCCAAGGAGTGCACGCAGTCACCAGCTAAGTACCTAACTTGGATTCTTCTCCACAGGAGCGTCTATTACATCCCCGACCCACATGCTACCTTTATCTGCGATAACCGAAGCGCCGCACTGTGCCATCTTTCAGCCGTTGACCTCTCAGGTCTTCTTTCCACGGATCACTCCGCTTCCACAGCCAACTATCCGCAAGTATCCTTGTTTCGTAGTCCTGGGTAACTCTGCCAGCCTGCGCCTCAGCGATGCTAGTTTAGCATCTCTACACTGAGTTCAAGTAGTATATTTATTTATGAAATTGTAAGGGTTATTAGCTTTGCTCCTATCCAATAGGAATCGGACCATATCCAGCATCACCAACGTGGAGGTTAACCCATGATGCCATTGGTTGGGGAAGGTGTTCCCCAAGACCATCTGTTGTGTACACAGGGGCGGTCTATCGTTCCACCTCACGGACTCTATCGCACGTCAACGGGAATGTCTCTCGTACTTCCTAACGAACGGTATCCCACCGTTTTTGGCAACACTACGCTGTTTGCGCACGGTAGGTTGTTTTGGTTTAGCCTACAAACCCACTCATCCTACATCGGCTGAGCTATACCGCAATTCATGACAGCTGTCAAACCTACCTATCCTCACATCTAGCCGCCGCCATAGAAGCTAGAATTCAAGGTACACGTCGGTAAATTCAACGGTGGACCAAAGACTTTCGCCAGCCCAACCTTCCAGTTCACAGAAGTTAACGTCCACAGCTCTTTCGGTAAATGTGCCTTCCTGTACTTCCGAGGTATTTCTTTCGGCCTTATGATTATTTCCCTCTCTGCTCAGCTGTTCAAACGATGACGACTCGTTTTTAACCCGCAGTCAATAACGCATTCTTTGCATTGACACAACCATTAACTTTTTAACCTGTGCTCTCTCGTTTTACAGAGGCTTGAGACTCTCACCAGGTCGTACTGGTGGCACGATTACACTTAGTAGTGCGCGGGCGGCGAAAGGAAGTGAGTACGAAAGCCGCCCGCATTAAACATCAACATGTTTCTGAAATGCATCAATGTTTGTTTTCTTTTTCTTACATATATATTATATCAGAATTTTTTAAGTTTGTCAAAATTTCAGAACTAATTTTTTCTCAAAAATTTCTTATCTCTTTCAACCTTGTATATATATTATAACAAAAATTTCAGAACTTTTCAAATTTTCAGATTATCTTTTTTGCAAAGAAGAAAGTTGAGCTATTGTACCGACCCCATGTTTCTAAATCGCAAGGAGTAACATCTTGAGAGCCACACTTTTCTCTCCAGTAGCCATCACGAAAGACTTTGAAATGGAAATCAAATCCCCAAAAATCTTCAAGGTCTATGTATACGCGGAACGCTATGACTTCCTCATTCGGCGCGCCGCCGTGTTCATTATCAATGAGACGGACATCTCCATAGAAATCGGATAGGATTTGGTCAACGTAACATCGTGCGATTAGGTTGGGTACTTCTGAAAGCTCATATCCCGCATCAAGGAAATAGTCTATCCATTCTTCTATTTCACCCCATTCCTCATCCAGTTCTGGGTCATACCATTCTTCTATGTTGAAGGCATAACTACCGCAGTTCGTCATAGAAGGATTAAGTTTGTAATAGTCTGGATTGTGATTGGGTGTGTATACCATAAAGTAACCTTTCTTTTTGTTCTCTTTTTTAACTTACATATATATTATATATAAATTTTTAAAGTTTTTCAAATTTTAATTGTATCTAACCACGTCAGAGAGAAGCTCAAAGAAGTCTGCCATACCGTATTTCTTAATGTAGAGGGCGATAAGGTCTTCAAACGTGCCATCGTATATTAGACTATTGTTAAAATCATTATCGTTGTCCATGTATGAAATCCTCCAGTGCGATACGTATCTTCCAATACCAGGCGCTCAGTTTGGCTAAGAACTCTCCAACGTATATGTCTATCAGAGTGATTTGTCCTGACTCTACCATTTGTTTGGCAAGTTCATCTATTTCTTCTTTAGTTGCCTTTCCACTCATAGTTTCGTCCCTCTATTAGCGTTTCAACAGTATAAGAATCAAGCTTTATGGCTTCCTGAACAGAATAATCACACGTATTATATAGTTCATCTAAGTCATCAGCATATTCTAGGTGTTGAACACCATTCTCATCAATAAGTATCCACCAATATTTTCTATCCATAATTTGTTCCTTTTTTTAACTTACAAATATAGTATATAAGAAATTTGTCTATTTTTCAAATTTTGGTTTGTACGTACATTGCGCGCGGTCAGCCATGTCATGAACACACCTTCTGGTCTGTCCAAAATTAGCGGACGGCCGCAGTATACGGTTTAACAATTAAATTCCTACCTTTATATATTATTATATTAAATAACATAAAATTTAACTTAATTCAAATTTCGTGTCATTTTTTCTATTTTTATTTCAAAATCTGAAATAAACGCAGTAAAAATAACACGAAATTTAACTTAATTCAAATTTTCTATGTAATTTTGACTTTTTCTGAAAATTCTGCTATACTATATATAGAAAATAAAATGGAAGGAGAATAATATGGACGAAAAAACGCGAAAAACATATGACCAAATAATTGCAGTCGTAATAAATAATGCCATGTCCGAGCGTATGCTAAACGGTAAAATAGTACTGCGTGATTTTGATCCAACGAATCCAAATCATCAACTTTACTATACGGCCTCAATGATTCTTGCAGATGCTTATGGAGAAAACATCTACATTTCAATGCCATTTTTAAAGTACATTAAGTTCAGATGGCATACTCGTAAAAGAAAGAACCTTCATTATCTATTTAAATCAGACATTGAAGAGATTGAACTGTGCGCTAATCAACCAGATTATAAAGTTACGACAGTAGACACGCTAATGGATTACATAAGCCGCTGGGCGCAGGATACATACGGTATTACTTTAGAAGAATTTAGAAATATATTTAATGAGGTATATGGAGAATGAAAATAGTAGCAATAAACGGAAAAGGCGGAACTGGTAAAGACGAATTCGTAGCCGCTTGTATGGAAAAAGACGACAATATAAAAAATATATCAATGGTTGACTATGTAAAAGAAGTAGCTGAACGCATTGGCTGGGACGGAAAGAAAGACGCAGCAGGTAGACGTTTTCTTAGCGACATAAAGGATGCGTTGGATGAATATAATGATATGCCATATCAGTATTGTATTGATGTAATACAATTCATCCTTGACAAATATGAAAGAGAAAAGAAACCAACAAATGATTTGGTTATATTTGTTCATTGTAGAGAAATGAAAGACATTGAAAGATGGGCTGATGATTTTAACGCATTTGCTTTACTTATAAGGCGCCCGTCTGTAGATGTGTTTGATTATGGGAATCATGCAGATGATAACGTCTTTAAAGGCATTTATGATTATACATATATGAATACGGGAAATCTCAATGATTTAAAAGCAGATGCACAGAACTTTATAGAATGGCTAAGGTTGCAAAATTGGAATAGTTATAGTTCAGAATTACATATATGGGATGACCCAAGATGCGCGAAGGAGGCTTAAATGAAAGGGTATATAGATGGAACAGATTTCTTTAATCTCTCGATTATGAAATACTGGAATTTCCCTAACTCATGGGATATAGACAAGAAAAAAACTACAGTAAATCAACGAATCTTTAGCGGCGAATGGCTCGGCGCGCAGAAAAGAGATGGAGCATTTTATCTGTTCTGCAAGGATGAAGATGGTAATATGTGTTTGCGCGGACGTAGTAAAAGTGTAAGTGGTGAATACCTTGATAAAATACATTGGGTGCCACAGTTTGAGCTGTTCTTTAACGAGTTGCCGCCAGGAACGTGTTTCATTGGAGAGCTTTATCTTCCATCAAATGAGCAGGCGAAGTCAACCACTTCAATTATGAATTGTCTTAAAGAAAAGGCAATTAAAAGACAGGGAAAAGAGCCACTTCATTATTACATATTTGATGTGCTTGCTTGGGATAATATGTCTTGGTTAGATGTCCCAGCGGGAGAAAGATTTGAATCACTTGATGGGTTCAGCAAGGCTTATCCGTTCTTAAATGTAGAATGGGCGGAATATTACAGAGGACAGGAACTTTGGAATCAGTTACAGAGTTTACTTGCAGATGGATATGAGGGCGTTGTTATTACACGTGAGGGCGCGCTGTATCAGCCAGGTAAACGTCCATCTAAAGATACGTTAAAAGTGAAGAAAGAACTTCAAGAAACAATTGACTGTGTTATAATGGGACCAAATGCTCCGACTCGTATTTATTCAGGGAAGGAGATAGAGTCATGGCCTTACTGGTTTGACGAATTGAATAACGAAAAGATAACTTCAGCTGCATACAGTGATAAATATAATGCTAATGTGTACTTGTCTTATGCAGATGGCGCGCCGTTGGTTCCAGTAACGAAAAATTGGTTCTATGGTTGGGCAGGTTCGCTTCAACTCGGCGTTTACAAAGATGGTCAGTTAGTAGAAATTGGCAATCTCAGTGGTATAACTGATGAAGTTAAAGAACATTGGAAAGACTATGTAAATCGTGTATGCACAATAACAGCCATGGAAATTATGGACAACGCACAGGGTGGTAAAGGACTTAGGCACCCGAAACTAGTCTCGTTTCGTGACGACATAGAACCAACTGACTGTACATGGGAGAAAATTTATGACAATTAATATATTTGAATATGCACTCGTCGCAGCAACAATTCTCGGCTCTTTTGCAGTGGGTTGGCGCTGCGGCACAAACGCAGGAATAGAAGAAGGAATTGAAATGGCGGCAATAGCCTACGAAAAGGCTGGCTACCGCTTAGATGAAACAGGAGAAAAGTTTGATGGAATTAGCAGAGAAGAAAAAAATAACCGTGGATGATGATAATTTTGTACAGGTTGGACCAACGGTTTACGGATGGGTTTGCCCCAAGTGTGGCCGCGCGCTAAGTCCGACCACAAATGTATGTCCATGCTGGGCATTGAATGATGCACCAGTAAAAACCGTTCAAACAACGACAACTACTTGGCCACCCGTCTGGCCAACTATGGATGGTGAAACAGTAGTAGCCCCAGCAAGTGATTGGACGACATACACAACTGAAATAAATGCAGAAGGGAACAATTAAATGAATTTACTTTTATTTATACTATGTATATGTGTAATAAGCTGGATTGGTTACCAATTCTTTAAAGGTTTAATTCACGATGACCCAAACTGCGGTTGGAGAAAATTATTAGAAGAAGAAGAAGAAGAAGAAGTTGAATCCCTCCGTGATTATACAGATAAATACAAATAAAAAAGAGCAGTAGAACTTAATCTACTGCTCTTTTATTTTACTCATTTACCTTCCTATATATTTAAGTGCGGTATATTTTCCTGTTCTGCCACTTACTTTCTGTGTTCTAATTGAACTCTTCGTCCAACCTCTACCCGCAGCATGACAGACGCACATCTTTCCGTTAATTTCTCCTACGAAAAGCATAACATGAGTTCCGCTTGCTAATATATCTCCTGGTTTTAAATCGGAATATTTTACATTCCTTCCGAGTGATTTAAATAACGGTTTCCCATTCTTTTTAAGCTTTGTCCAGTATGCTGGTTGAGTACTACCACCTCTACATTTCTTAAACATATTCGCGCCATGTGTATATGCAGCCATTACAAGGCAGTTGCAACAATAAGTATAGTCCCATCTGCTTCCTTTCTTTGCTTTCTTTGGACCTGTAATTGTGGTCTTACAGAAGTGACAACCGATTTGATGTGCGCGGTCACGCCCGTTGTGCCAGTTACCACTAGCATCACCGTACATGAACTTATTATCTGCTGCTATTTTGCGCGCCCACAGACAAGCTGCTTCCGCACCATAACCTTTCCAACAAGCATAGAGTGTGATTGTTTTATCTTTCTTTGCAAGGTCTTTAACTTTTGCTTTGTTTTTATAGTCTACATGACCAAGCTGGAAATGTTTCATAGAAATTTTCTTACGTGATTCACCAACAGCCCAACCTACGAATTTAAAGCCTTTACGCTCAAATTTATTGCCTGGGAGTTGAATCTTCTCGCCAATCTTTACTTTGACTGACTTCATCGTACCTTCGCCACCACGTTTAGCAAACTTAATTGTATAATATCCATCATACATATCAGACGAAGGAACAGCAATCCAGCATTGAGCAACTAACCTGCTCATCTGAGTTTCATAACAGAACCAGCCTGTATTTCTACGACTACCCGAGTCTTTCAGATAAAAGTAGTGCTTACCTTTAACAACCTTATAGTCTACAAAAGCCATTATATGGCCTCTAGCTGTAAAGGTTTTGCCGCCCTGTGTACCACCACGGAATGAGATAAGTCCCATTCTATGCTTTGCCTTGTTAAGTTTTGGGAAAGCCGTAGTGAGCGACTCATACTGCGCGGCCGCGAAACCGTAATGCCTTAATGTAGTTAAAAGACCTAACCAAGTTGTTCCATCTCCATATGTAGCGAATTTCTTCATATATGGCTGAACTTTCTTAGGTGTATATTTCGCATATTTGTCTGTTTCAATAAGTAAATGTGTAACTGATACGCATCCACATCCCGAATTACCAATCGTATATGTTTTGTTTGGATAAGGGAGTTTTGACCAGCGCGTATCTAACTGGTTAAAAACTGTCTTATTCATTTATTTCAACCCCTTCCTCAATTGGTTCGCTTTCCTCCATGACTTCGTCAAACACTTCTTCGTCATCAAGGTCTACGCCTTCTTCTGGTTCTTCTGTATAGAAACGTTCACCGACATAATCTGGGTCTTGTTCAAGTTTTTCTTGTCTCATTTCGCCAGTATGCTTTGCAGCAATTTCAGTGTGGTCGTTGTTCTTGTAGTGTTGTTCATAGAAGATTTCAAAAGCTTCAACGAGAAGAAGTAATCCTTTAACGATAATTTCTTGCCAAGCTTCACCTGGAATTGGAATATGGAGGGTTGCAAATACCATAAATACATACATCAGAATGGCTTCTACCATACGTCTACGTGTAGCTGTGTCCATTCCGAATATCTTATTACAAATAATTTCTAACATGAGTGCCTCCTATTTGTATAATTGCTTGAGCTTTAATAGCGACTTCGCGCCGAATAAGCCATCCACTGTGAGCTTATTGTCTTTTTGGAACTCTTTAATTCCCTTGGAAGTTTTGTCTCCGAAAACGCCATCAGCTGCGCCACAATTATATTTCTTTTGATTAAGTAATTGTTGTAAAATTTTTACTTGTTTATTTTGGTCGCCTTTTTTAAAGTATCCGCGCTTTGGCAGAACTGGGAAAACAACTGAGGTAACTTTTGCTTTTACTTCAGTTTTTTCTTTCTCTTTGTCTGCCGGAGGAGGATTTGTTTTTGCAACTGTCTTAGTAGACTTTACTTGCGGATACGAGCCGTAAGCAAGGTTAGATACATTAACGTCTGTACGTTTAGCAATACCTGGGACAGTGACAATGCTTGAATATTGATGCATTTCGTAGCGTCCTTTATAAGTGGCTTCCGGATATTGCGCGAGCCAGACATTGTATTTCTTGTCTATTGGTTTGAGTTTATTAGTTAACCAATTATATGAAGCGTATACGCCAGCTGCGTAGCCTGCATCTTCAATTATTTTACAAAAAGCTTCACATATATCTGTTGACAGTTGAGACGATAGTCCTGCCTGTGATGGATCTTCAAAATCGTAGAAGACTGGGTAGTCAAGGTGACGTTTATTAAGAACTTTTAGAGTATATTTTGCTTCATCTTGTGCCGCAGATACACTCTTTGCCATTCCATAGAAATAGATTCCTACTTTTAATCCAGCCTTAGTTGCATTTTTGTATTTGCTTTCAAATTGCTGGTCCGTATACAGCGCGCCGCGGTAATTTGTGCCGAGACGGATGATTACGAATTCCCAACCGGCATTGCGCGCGGCAGAGAAATCGGATACGGAGAGGTTGGATTGAACGTAGGAAATATCAAAACCTTTCTTTGACATTGAATTTCCTCCTATATGTAATAAAAACCCACTTTATCTCTAGGATAAAGTGGGGATTTAAGTGAGTTAATATATTATTTTGATTACTGAGATATTTGACCTGTGCAAATAATAAAGTTTACAACCGCAGAAGGTTGCATGTTATTGTGACCTGTAGTTGCATCAGAACCAGTAATAGAGTGAGTGTGTGCTACACTTGTAGACGCAGTATTAATAACAGTAACTCCACTTGTTGTGTGTCCATATGGTCCCATTCTAGTATCGGTTGAACCGCTTCCTCTGTCAGCTACCTTATATCCCATCTCGTGATTATGTGATGCATTAGCACTCATGCCATTCGTACTTACCGCTTTTTGCGCTGCTTCTGCAGCCTTTAATACGTGCGTTTCTTCACCAATATTTTTAGTACCTACCGTCCTTGCTGTTAAACCGGTTGTAGTAGCATCACCGTTTACTCCAATAGGTGCACGACCACGTAAGTCTGGCAAATTAAAGTGTGTTGAATCTTCCTGTCCCCAAACATATGCACTGCCATCATACAGCGCAGCTGCAAGTAGTGGATAATCAGCGATTAATACGGAACTACCATCGCAAGGTAACCAGCCAAGTGGAATTTTTGAAGTAGCACCACCAAACATTATAATTTGACCCGCCATTGTTGGGGTTATTAAATCGCCAGCTGAATTTAAGGATATATTTTCGTTATCAATTGTAAATATGCCAGTTTCAAAAATCATTGCATTAACATAAAAACGATCATCATTAGAATTATCACTGCCATCCTTTGCATATATAAAAGAAATATAATATTCTCCAGGTTTAAGAGTAGTAGATACTTCTTCTAAAGATTGGTTACCACTTTTACGATATACGTATTGACCTCCATTTGTACTTATTGTACCATTTTTAATTTGATTCGCGGTTGGGGAATAACTTTGTGGACCTATATAAATTGCTCCGAAATCATAACTACTTTCTGAACTAACATAAGCAAAAAATTTAATTGTAGTTTGTACAGTTAAATCTATCTTTAAAGAAGTCTGAGATTTGCCACCATCAATGTGATAACTAAAGGCTCCACTTGTCAAACCTTTTTCATTATCAAGATAAAAATTATTAAGATCTAAATTATTAACTTCAGTAATTATGTCATCTAATTGAATATCAGAAAAATCTCTAAAATCATAAAGTCTTTCATTTTTAGTAATATATGTTTTTTCATTACTTAACCATGTCGCTTTTTCGTAAACTGCCAAAGCATTACTTCTTATTTTATCTTCGCCATTGCCAATTACAAAAAAAGCACCTGGACTTGAGATATTATATTTACCCACCACTAATTGGTTTTGAGCTAAATCAATAGTATTATTGTTTGTTGGTAATAAAAGTTTTTTTCCAATTGCTGTTGGAATGTCAATTTCTAATCCATCTTGTTCACAAATTTTACCAATAGACATACCATGACCACCAGCTCGAAATTCTATCATAGCAAATACGCCGGGAAGTATAATGGAACGTGTTACTGGTATACCACTTAAATCAGTTAATATTACATTTGCATCATATTGTTTATCTGAATCAGTATTAAAAGTTATATAAAATAAATCATTAATTAAAGAATCTTGACTGACAGTATAATTATTACAATCAATAACTTCTATACTTAATCCACCAGATGATTTTATATTATTTGTAGATAATACTAAAGAAATATTATTATTATATGTTTGTGGATTTAATTTTATTTTAATTGTATTACCAGATTCATCAACTTGCCATTGATTATTTACTAATTTACCACGACTAATTTCTGGAGTAATGGTTGGACGAGTTGCATCATCATATTCAAAATGTACATTATTATACTGGCCTGCTACAAAACGCCAAAAATCACGAACAGCTGTATTTTCTGCAACTTCGGGATCTCTTACTAAATAAATTGTTCCTTGAATAGTAACAAAATCTGCTATTGTACATTCTGTTTGATATACATACAATACGGGTATAGTCGCAGTACAACGATAAAACATATAACTCATATTAGTTACTTTAGACGTATTAAAAGAGCTTAAGTCAAGTAGGGTTAAATTACTACAACCAAGAAACATCTCGCTCATAATAGTTACATTTGACGTATCAAAAGAACTTAAATCTAGTAAAGTTAAAGCGGTACAATAACCAAACATGTCACTCATAGAAGTTACTTTTGATGTATTAAAATTATTTAAATTAAGTGAAGTTAAAGCAGTACAATGAGCAAACATTTGACTCATAGAAGTTACTTTTGATGTATCAAAATTAGATAAATTTAATAAAGTTAATGAGGTACAATAATTAAACATATCTTGCATATCAGTTACGTTTGACGTATCAAAACTAGATAAGTCAAGTGAAGTTAAAGCAGTACAATGATCAAACATAAATCCCATACTCGTTACATTTGATGTATCTAATAATTGCAGGTTATTAAAAGTAGTTAAAGATGTGCAATTGTAAAACCACTTATATGTACTTTTTGGTGCTATTGAATATACAAAATTAACTGTTTCAATTGTTGATGGCCACCCTGGTTCAGTTAAACTAGACAAATTATCAAAACCTACATAATATGTTCTTGTCCCATCTATATCACCATTTCTCCAGCTATCTAAATTTGCTATAAAATTTAAACTTGCATTATTACTATCATAATATGCACAGACTGGACTACCTGGAATCGCCGTTAAATATCCTCCCACATCTGCATTAGCTCGCGTTTTATCAACAACAGAAGAAACATAATTGGGTAAACTATTACAATTAAAAAACATATAAAATGAATTTGTAACTTGCTCTATATTCCATAAACTAGATATATAAATATTTTGTAGACTTCCACAATCACGAAACATCTGTACCATCTTAGTTACTTTTGAAGTATTAAAATTAGATAAATCAAGTGAAATTAGAGATTGACACTTCTGAAACATATCATTCATATCGGTTACGTTTGAAGTATCAAAATTAGATAAATTAAGCGAAGTTAAACTATTACAATTATAAAACATATAATTTGTATCTGTTACATTTGAAGTATTAAAATTAGATAAATCAAGTGAAGTTAAAGTCGGACAGTCATCAAACATAGAAGCCATCTTAGTTACTTTTGAAGTATTAAAATTAGATAAATTAAGTGAAGTTAAACTACGACACACGTGAAACATACCACTCATATCTGTTACGTTTGAAGTATTAAAATTAGATAAATTAAGCGAAGTCAAACTATTACAATTAAAAAACATATAAGCCATATCTGTTACTTTTGAAGTATTAAAATTAGATAAATTAAGCGAAATTAAAGCAGTACAATTAGAAAACATCTGACGCATATCGGTTACGTTTGAAGTATCAAAATTAGATAAATTAAGCGAAGTTAAACTATCACAATAAAAAAACATCTGACGCATATTAATTACATTTGAAGTATCAAAATTAGATAAGTCAAGTGAAGTTAAAGATCTACAGTAATAAAACATAGCACGCATATTGATTACATTTGAAGTATTAAAATTAGATAAATTAAGTGAAGTTAAACTATCACAATAATAAAACATACCATAAGCATTACTTCCTACAGTAAAAGAAACATTAGAAAATTTTACAGATGTTATATTAGCTCTTTGCGAATACCAAGGCCAATCATTATATGACTCAGTAGTATGCGTAATTTCTCCACTAATTGTTAATACTCCATTTACTAAATTCCATTCCATTATACTTCTCCTCCTAACCACATGAGTCTTAAGTTTCCACTATCCATTTTTCTCCAACTCCATAAAGGTATATCACCTTTTATTTCATAATATGCTTTACCACTTACTATTGCAGTATCAGTAGTTAATATATATTCTCCATTAACTATTTCATACCATTTTTGTTCAGAGGGATTACCAGAAGGGTTTTCCACCGTTTCATACTTTGGTTTCGTACCAACCTGCATTTCATTTAATACAACTGTATATGGAATATACATATATTGATTAGTGATATAAGCTGTTTTATTAATATCATTATTTTCAGAGCCTTTCCAAAAACCTATTTGTTCTTGACTAAGAGAAATATGCACACTATCGGCTTGTCCAATTATAACTCCATAATCTATGGTACCACTTTCCATATGAACTGCGCCAGCAATATGAGCATGATTCGCATATAAATCTCCAGCTGAAGTAACTCCAAACTTATTTCCCGCAGTAAATGCCCAACTAGATTGAGAAGTAGAACCACCTATCGCCGCCTGACCTGTAGTGCCTGTACTCATCCATACCGACGTCGCCGCACCAAGACTACCGTTGTGTAAATCATTGTCTCCAATATCAAACCCACCAATAAGTCCTCTATCAGCTACAACCTTACCTTTAAAATATCCATTATCTGTATAAATACCCCAACCTTTAGGTAAACATCCGTTGTTATCATTAAAGCTATTATCACGCACATTTGGTAAACCATTTAAATTACCAATACGTACATTAGGAATAGCCATTCCACCGTAGTCTGTAGAAGCACCTGGAAGTGCTCCTTCTGCAGATACGTAAGCACCGCCATATATGTCAATGAACGTTTTAGACGCGCGGCCCTGTGCACTCATTAATATACCAACAGGATATAAATTACTACCGTACTTACGTTTTAATAATGAAATTTTTATATTTCTATAACCATAAGTATGCGCGCCTATTTCTTCTAAAATATCAGTTTCACTTAAATTATCATTTACATTAACTATAGTAATAGTATATTCATTTGCTTGCGCGCCACTAACAATACTACTAATAGTTCCATGTAAAGTACCTAATGGCACGGTTGGATTACCCGCATTAACTTCTCCAGTTATTAACACTTCTGATCCTGGCGACCATTGCGGTTGTACATCTTGAGCATCTATAGGTGTAGCCCCAACCTGATTAAGATTAAAGGTTCCTACAATACTTATTGACCAACCTGAATCTGTATTAGAAGAAGGGGTTGTATATGAAAAAGTTATTCCTCTACTATCCCAACTGTTATCAGTAGCTAAAGTCGGTGTAATATAAAAATTACCTTCAATTGCAGCTATATTAGAATTAGACCATGAATTTGTTTTTAATTCTCCTCTTACATCTAATAAGCCAACAACAGTAGCATTATTTGCATTTAAATTATTAACATCCAAATCACCTATAGTGGCACTTGTAGCTATCAGCTTATTAAATATGCCCTGTTCTGCTGCAATTACGCCATTAGCTTTAAAGTTACCTAATGTGCCAGACAATCTATTATTAGCATCATGTGTTGCTCCACTATCTAATAAATGATATGTATCTGCAAACTTAATTTTATTAATATAATGACTTGCCATTAGAATTTCTCCTAAAATTTAATCTATATAAAATACCGTACGTATTCTGCGCGCCGCCGTCTATGTACGTACACACACTACGCTAGTTTTGAATGTAGGCGACCGCGCGCAGAATACGGTCAGTAATATCTAACTTCTAATTTGTCCATGGATTGTACCATCGGCATCTATTGTTGCGCAGTTTTGGTAGAGGGATTTGACATCGGTTGGGGAGAGGGCGGTGGCATAGATGCGGAAATCGGACATTAATCCCTCATAATTTTGACTTGTTGAAGCATTCCACGCACCCACGAAATAATTACCACTTGGATTAGTAGCTTTTGCCGTACCAGTAGATACATATTCTCCATTTAAATATATTTTACAATCGTTATCCGAATGAACAAAAACGAAATGATTCCATTTGTTAAATTCATAAGCCACAATTGGTTTTCCCCAATTCCAGGCAACTAATTGTGGCTCTGTGCCACCTCCATTTCTCGCTTCTAATTCAAAACCAGATGGCCCACCGTAAATAGTTTGATAGCTTTTCGTTCCAATTGCAGTTTTATAAAACCAACAAGCAATAGTATAATTTTTATCAGTTATTAATGTAGTTAAATCTGGCGTTTGAATTGCATTATCTGTACCATTAAAACTTTGACTAACACTATACTTCGGCGTATCACTTGTCCAACTAAACGTACCCGTTCTCGTTCCATTATTACAGAAGCCAGAACAATCATATTCGGTTGTTCCGTTAAGGCCCATTGCATCATACAAAGAATCTAATATATTAGGACACCAAGGAGTAACTTTATCTCCTTCCTCTAATTTAAAATTAGAAATAGTTATCGGTCCTTGTCCAGATGCAATAGTTCTTGCACTATCATCTAAAAAATTGACATATACTGTTTCACCATTAGCACCGGTTGCTGCTGTTTGCGTACCTGTCCAATTCATAGTAAAAGTTAAGCTATTTAGGCCATTATGATCTAAATTCAAAACCCCCATAGCAGTATTACTTTGAGCAAACATAGGAAAACGATAAACAGAGCCACTTAATAAACCATCTACTTGACAACTAATAGTATAGGTTTGACCAGATACTAATTGTTCGCTCATAAAAAGTCTAAAATACGTATCTGCATTTTCAGTAGCAGGAATTGTTATTTTGTAATCCCCAAGCCAAGTTGTACGACCGCCGGCCGCGGTTGAGGTTGGTCCTGCTTGTCCAGGTACTACATAACGAGAAAGAAGATTTTCATTTCCAAATCCTCCTCTATTTAATAGATAATGTAAAACTAATCCCTGACTTAGTTGTTTGATTTCCATTGGAGAGAGAGCGTGATCATAAATACGTACATCATTAACATAAAAAGGAATATTGTAACTCGGGCCATTACCTCCCCAAACAGCACTATAATTTAATTTTAAGCTATCTGATCTAGCATCATCAAAATCTAACATAGTATTAGTTACTTTTAATTCGCTATTCATCCACAATTCTAAAGCTTTAGTGGTTTTATTAAATACTAAAGCCAAATGTACCCATGTATCAAAAGGAATTGTAGCAACATTAGTAATTCTTGCGCCATTTGCGGTACTACGAATAGAACAAGCTACATATAAAGACGTAAAGGCAGCCCCAGAAGCTAAACTATTGGTATACCAAATTAATCCAACCCCACCATAGCTATTATTACCAATTAAATTACCAGTAGGATAAGGGTGAGAACTATCAAAAGAATAACTGCTCCAAGTCGCAGCTAATTCAGATTTATTAAATTTAAACCATCCACATAAAGAAATACTACCTGTGTTGATTTGTGTCCCAGCATATTTTAAATCTATAAATCCAGTATTACTAGTTTTATAACACTTGCCTAATTTTCCACTATCATTTAAAGTAATAGTACCAGTAGAAGTAACAGAAATCCCATTTAACCCCTGATTCCTCAAGTCCTTTGTCAACGGCAACCAAACCTGTAAACTCATATCTCCTTTCCCTCCAATCTATACTAACTTCCCTACCATCCATGGTGGCCGGACCGCCCCTGTGCATCCATCAACGAACCGCCGCACTATACGTTTAATAAATTATTATTTTCTACTATCTATAGTATAGCACAAATCTATATATAAGTCAAATTTTTGACAAACGAATAAATAAAAAAGACGGATTACTCCGCCTTTTAAATGTTATGTGTATGTCCATTATCAGTAATTGAATGTGTACCACTTGTAACTACCGTTGTAGCTGAACTGGCGGCTTGTGCAACAGTAACAGCTTCAGATGCAACCGTAGGAATTTTACTACCAAGAGTTGGAGGAGTATAATTATCTGTTCCCTGTGTAAATGTCGCTGCAGTTCCAACTGTATAAAAACCGTTACCTAAACTAGCAGCAACAAATGTATCTGTACCATAAGTAGCTGGAGTGAAATTATCATTACCATAGGCCGCCGCCTGAAAAGCTATGTCTAATCGTAAATCTGATTCAACATAATTTATTTGTAGCGAGCCACCTGTAAATCCTGAATGTGTATATGAACCTCCAGTAAATCCTGAGTGTGAATATGAGCCACCATTAAATTTTGAAGTATCAACGCGTGTAGGTGTATTGGCAACAAATGTATCTGTTCCTTGCGTAAATTGTCCTATTGTTTTTACTCCATAATCAGTGGCGTGTTCTCCAATAGTAACTTTTGAAACTGTAGTTGTCCCACCAACTCCAGTAATAGTTTCAGTTTTATGACTGGCAATAGAAATACCAGTTGTAGCCGATTGAGTCACTGTAGGAATAGTATAAGTAGTATCCGTCCAAGGTACATTTACAAATAAAACTCCGTTTTTATCTGTTTCAACCGCATAATACCTACCACTAGTTGTAGTCTTAGTTGCAATTGTAGGAGTTGATGTATTTGTTGCTGCGGCGGTAGTTAAAACCGCTGCTCCGGTTGAACTATACGCAGGCTTCACTCCACCTAAAGTATTGTATTTAGCTACATTTAATTCATATGTACCTCCTGGTACTGCCCACTCACCTTTATTATTAAGGAATTTAGTCGTATCTGAGCCAAGCACAGGTCCATTAGTAACTGTATTAGCACCGCTGAATTTTACCAATGAACCACTAGTGCCACTACCAGTTACATTATTAGCAATTGACGGAGTAACTGTTACAGTTTGAGCCGTACCTCCACTTGGAGTTACTGTAAATCCATTTGTACCATTTGTAAATGTATAAGTTGTATCTGTAAAAACCGCATTACTAGGAACCGATTTATTAATTTCATAATCAATAGCAACCGGTTTTCCTTGATTGGCGCCGGCGGATGGAATATAAATCGGCCTATTATTTGCACCACCATAAGAAGATAACTTAGAAGCAGAGACTGCTGTTGTAGATTCTGTAGCAACTATTTCAACTTCTACATCTTCATAATTCTCACCCTTATATACTCTTAATTTACCATCATTAGAACCAATGCCAGTAACTTGAGCATAATTTAATACATTTCCTAAACCAACATCGCTTTTACTTAAAGCTAAATCAGTTTTTAAAGTTGCAACTGTTACAACATCAGATGTAGTTCCATTAATTGTCTTAGTAATTTTTTTGCTTGTAGAATTATATGCTACATTTGTAACTGTAGAACTTTTATCCGCTTTTCCACTAATATCTTGATGACTAGTTAAAGGAGTAATCGTACTATTTCCTAAAGTAATAACTCCATTATTACTAATATTTACATCAGTAATACCGTACCCGCTTAACGTTGTTGGCGCGCCTGTGATCTTACTCCACGCAAGAGATGAATCACTTGTTAAATTTCCTGTCGCCGTTCCAGCTAAATTACCAATAAAAGTTGTGGCTGTAACAGCACCAGTTGATGGGTTATATTTAAAGTTTGTATTTTTTCTAGCGCCAACCGTTTGTGTAGTATCGTTAGCGTTTTCAGAAAATAGCACTCTATATTCTGCGTTTGTGCCCGTCGTATTTGTTTGAGTAACTTTTGTATCTGTATTTGGATTACTAGGCATTGTAACTTTATAAGTGGTGCTACCTGCCGTTCCAATAGTAGATTCTGTTCCCCAAGCTAAAGTTGGATTATTTGCACTAAATGAATAAGTTGTATCTTGCGCTGGAATACCCAAAGCTGTTATATCAGACTTCTCAACGGCTGTTGCGGCAGTTACGTGTCCTTCAGAATTTGTTGTAATCTTATACAAACCACTTGTAAAAGCGCTACCTTTTGCCGTTGCGTGATCGTAGGCGACTTTACCTCTATCACCACGATAAGCTGTTGAAGAAGTTTCTCCAAGCGCAAGGCTGGCACTAATTTCTGTATAACTACTACCACCCCAACGATAGGTTTTATTGTCGGATTTATCTATATAAATTTTTCCAGTTTCTCCTGAAGCTGGAAAGCTTGCTTTATTAGCATATTCTAATACGTCATCTACATAGCTTGGTAACTGACTAGAAGGCACTTTCCCAGTATTGTCCAACTCAGCCAATCCATTGTTAGCTCCCTTAAGAGAATTAGAAAGTGCATCTGTGATACCATATCCACTTAAAGTGGTTGGCTTATTTAATACTCCAGACCATTCAACATTTGTAGCTGTATCTGCATTACCTTGTAAATCACCAATTAAGCCATTAGTAAATGAAGCCGCACCATTAACAACTAAATCTCCAACGGTGGCTTCATCCATAGTTACTGAGCTTCCAAAAGTTGTTGCTCCAGTAACAGTTCCTCCTGTTAATGACAAGTAAACTGAATCTAAATTTGTGACTGCCGGTCTACCATTACTATCAAAATAAACAGGTGTTGTAGCATTTCCATATCCTTGGGTTAATCGTTCTGCTACCGTTCCTGCGCCACCGCCTACAGGTACATTTGACGTGCCTATATAAAATGCGGTAGCTCTTACGTTACCTTGACTATCAACATAAAATGGATAAGTCCATTCGCTATCGTCATTTAAATTACCAAGGTTTGAATCAGTTACATAATCTGCGTGACGAATGTATAAAAATTTATCTGCTAATAGTTTTGTATTTTGATCAGAGGTGTTTAAAACAGTAGGAATATGCAACCCATAATCATAATAACCGTCATTAGTAGTAGTTCCAAAACGCTTATATCTAAAAAGAAATGGATTAGTTATACCATCTGCACTCGTAGACATATATCTCCAACTAGAATTGATTTTATCAGTTGCAAGTGTCCAAGTGTTTGTATCACCTAATTGAATAAAAGACTCACCTTTACTATGTAATGATGAATAATTCTGTTGATTATCTGCATTGTAAAAAGTATCAATAACCCAAAAGTTATTTGAGCTAGAACCGAATTGTCCGCTGTAAGCATTAATAGTACCACTAACAGTAGCTCTTGTTCCTCCAAATGTTGCTTGCGCGACAGTACCAGTAGAATCATAAAATTTTAAGGTGTTGTTAGAAAGTTCCATCCCCTTATTTGTAGTACCAGGATGATAAAATCTAAGTGCATTTGTTAACCATTCAGATAGAACTGATTCATTATTCCTTAATTTAATACCATTTGCACCTATATGTACATTATAATCCCACTTGGTCGGATCAGTACTAACGTCAGTACCATTTTTTTCTACCGTCTGCACAACGTTTGCACTGTGAGGAGTTTGACTAGTTTGCCAATTACTATTATAAATGAAATGTCCACCTAATAAAGCGGTTTCTTCAACCGCACTTTGCGCGGCCGCGATAGCCTGACTTGATAAGTTGTAGGCTGCCTTCGCTGCGGCATATGTAGATGAAGTCATTAATGGACCCCAATCATAGGTTCCATTTGAAAATTTTACACACTCTATAAGATATAAACGTCCTACAGCTGTTCTAATAACATCGTCTTCTATATCTAATTCTGGCTCAGTAATTTGCCAAATATATTCATTTCCATCACTTATTACTGTAATAGTAGAAGCACCAGGTGGATTTATGTTATCCTTAGGTGCTTCTGCAACAGTAATAGTAGAGCTGGCTAAGTAGTAGTATGTATATACCGCTTCTACATCTGTAATTGTACTTAACGTACAACTAGATTGTCCGTAATTAGCCATATTGCCCTCCTTTAATTGCTTGGTTTATCCTCTAATTTTGCAGTTACGTTAAGAACATCTGTTACTGCTTGTGAAGTATAGGTTCTAGTCATACCAGAAGATACCGCTGTAGTTGACGCTCCTTCGTACCAATTAATTTGCATATTTAGTGCGTTTAAATCAGATTGAGTAAGCTCTGTTCCTCCGCTATACACATGAGCAGTTAATACTGTGCTTACTGTAGTATTTTTAAAGGTAAAACCATTAGAACTTGTAATATCTATATTATATGCGTTTTCTCCATTCGCGCCCTGACGATTAATACCGATGGTTTGCCTATCTACTTCATTATTGTTAATCGTTAAAGTAGCTATATAATATAGATAATCAGGCTGCCCATCAGTACGGCTTGGTGTAATAACAATTGAAGTTGAGTGTGTTTGAGGAGTGCCCGCTGTTCCTGTAGCAGTATATGGGGTTACTGTAATCGTACCACCAGTATAAGCTTGCTTTGCATTCGTCCCTGTTTGCGAACTAGCAGTAATAGTAATTGAAGACGGGTTTAAAAATGCACCAGTTGCATTATCAAAATTAAATAGAGTCCCCGTATATTCCAACTCATAAATAGTTGCTGGCGTACCTGTACTTCCGTAACGTGCTACACTATATGAAAAAGTTTTATATACTGTAACTAATGGATCGCCACTAGTATTGCTTGTTTCATATAGTTCAATTGGAATTGTAATACTTCCACTAGTTTTTAAACCAGCTGGAATATTTATTGTCAACTGTAAATCCTGATCTGCTTCCGTGGATTTAGCAATCCATGTATGTGTTTGTCCACCAATTGTCTCTGTTACTGGCGCGCTTAAGTAACTATAAACATTAGTACTACCTCTATATGAATAAACAGTTGTAGTAGTAGTCGTACCACTCGGCACCCCAGCATCATAAGCATTTTCTCTAAAAGTTTGATTCTCATTAGATAGAATAACTGAATAAGCGTCTGTTATATCTAAAATCGTAACCTGATTTTGAGCTTTAATACCCATTTTATTCCTCCTAAACTACTAATTTACATCTAAAATTAGCTTTATTATATACATCTTGTGCATCTAGTGAAACAGTAAAACCATTATCACTAATTCGTGGGTCAGACGCTAATAACGTTACCCAAGCACTAGTGTTGTCTTTGTATTCCCATTCAAGATATGCGCCAACACCAAACGCCCTTACTAATTGTTCATAATTTACAATCACATTAGGACCGAAGAAAATCGTAACTGTTAATTGAGTACTGCCTTGATTATCTCTAAAAACATTTCCTTCACTAGAATCAATAGTTAGAACTGCAGCATCAGCTCCTTCTCCAGCTTCAATTTCTTCAATTCTTTCATCTAATGTTTTTTCTGTCGTACCGCCGTGCCCATCATCGTAAGTAAATACAATATCGGCTCCAGCGATACGGAATTGTTTATTACCTTGATTATCAGTATAATAAGCAAGATATGATTTATTATTACCAAGATACATATTATCTGTATATATACCTTGTGTACCTCGTAGTTGTTGATAAATTGAACTATTTACATTTAAATTATTTACACGTTCATCCGGTAGTGTCCCAAGTATTCCCCTATAATTATATGAAATCTTCGGAGTCTGATTCGGATGAACGGTTGTTTCAAATAAACTAATCGCGCGCGGTGGTAAATTAATGAAACCATCAGAACTGTTAATTCCAATTCCATAATTTGATGTTCCAGCTTCATTACCCATATCAATGAGCGCGCCACCAGCTAAATCATCAAGTGTAGCAACTCCATCGTTGATAATCTCTGCTGCACCTGTTAATCTAATCAGTTTCCCGTTGATGCTTTCAATTGGATAAATATAAGTTAATCCATATCCATTCAACTCATCTGGAGTAACTGTATCGCCTGCGCTATCGCTAGTGTAGTTACTAATTTTTACATAAGAACCAACCTTAAATAATAACGGCTTTTCTGCAGTAAAAATTAAATCATTTCCATCTATTTGAACTTTACTAACTGAACTTGATGGTCTAAATAAAAACGCCCCGCCAACAGCTTGAATTTCTTCATATTCAAATACGCTTGTTTTTATAGCACCACGTACAGTTACATTATTAAAGGTCGCACTACCATCTTCATCGGAAATAATAAATGGATAAGAACTTGTGTCTCCCCAATCAGAATAAATACCAGTACCAGGCTTAAGTACGATGTGGTCCATACGTAAACGATCATTATCTACGCTCATACCGCCAATTTCACCGGCATTAGCATATATGGTTCCAGTAATAGTAATATTACCTTCATCATCCGTTTTCATAACCTCTGCGCCAGCATCATTCTTTATTCTAATTCCATAAAGTGTTGGCAATGCAGTCGCGCCTTCTGCATTAGGACTAGTAATTCCTTCGCCCCATTCAAGCGCACCTATTTTAATCTTTTCTTGAAGGCTTCCTTGATTTGTTGGGTCGTTTAATACTCTAAAGTCATTATCAGAAGTAATTTCTACTAAACCACCGCCTTCGTATGAGTTTTTAATAAAGAATCCGTCCCAAGTTAAACCGAACTGAGCTTTATCTTTCACATCAGCAAGTGATTTTGCTTTGTAATCAATGCCGTTTTGAACGCCATAAAGACCGTATTGATCAAAACGTACATAAGTAGTCAAGTCATAAGGCTCATCTGTATTACGTAACCGATAAGCGTTCAATCCATAAGCATCCCAACGGAAGCTAGGATTTTTACTATCTCCAATAACAACTTCATTAGTATTTAAAGTACCTGCATGAACAGCATCTACATTAACACCATCACCAGTAATGGCCTCGTTCCATGTAACGCCACCATCACCTGAAAAACTTATTCCTCTATTGTTTATTTTAACACTTTTCTGCGGATTTGTCAAATTTTTGATGGTGATTTGGTCGCCATTAATAATAATTGACCCATCCGATGTTAATGGATATTTACTACCACTAATACTATCTAAAGCATTAACTAATAAGTTTTGATTAAGCGTCCCATTTTCATCTAAAATAGAAGAAGTTTTTGCATAAGTAGCTTCATTATACTGTACTGTTTGTACAGTTGCGCTTAATCTTTGGAATAAATCTTCAAACCTTGTTTTATAATTTTGAACTGTAATCACATTAGTTTCAGGCTCATCTAAATGCCATTCAACTTGTGAAACAATTACTTCTTCGCGCGCCGGCTGTCGGAAATGTTCGTATTGATCTTCCGTACCTTGCGCGGGCGCGGTATATTTAATTTTATGAGTTTGAATATTTCTATAATAATCGCTCCAACCAAAGAATTCTGTATCTTCAATATAGGTTTTATCACCTACATCAAATATGTAATTTTCTAATCCTTCTAATTCGCTTACCTCAGCCACTTCAATTGAATATTCAACCTTTGGCATTGCTGAATTAGCAGAAGTTTGTAAAGCATCAAGGTAATACAGTTCTGCATCAACATAATCGTTAGAACTCCAAGTACCTTCTTTTAAGTAGTGTGAATATTTTGTATAGAATTCTTTCTCATAAGCATTCTTTTGTTCTTGAAGTTCGTCAATCTCGCCTTGCAAACCTGGATAAGCATCTTTGTAACTTTGGTCAGCAACTAATTTATAATTAATACTTGCACGTTCTGGTAAAGCAATGTTTTCATTAATATTTATAACTTGTGATTGATTATCTATTAATGAATAATGTTTTGGTATAGAAGTAATAGTTACATGACTATACCATTGTTCTGGCAAGTCAGACACTTCAAACGCTTTTACGCTAACGCTTGATTTATAGTTTACCTTATCGTTTTCAACATCGTTATTCTTATGGAAATAAAATTCAAAGCTATCTGAACCATCTATATAATCGTTTAAAGCTAAACGCGAATAACGGTAAATATTACCATTTTCATCAGGTATATCAGCAGAAGAAAGAGTAACTGTATAATCGGCCGCTCCGTATATTTGTAATTTTAATTCTTCATATTCTTTATTTAAATTACTTAAAATACCTGCATAATTATTAATAGTTGAAGAAGCTACATAAAGTTGTCCAATTATTTCAATAATAGCATCATGATTTGTTAAATCGCCATTATTAAGTTTAGTTTCACCGTGACGAGCATACCCTCTATTACCCCAAGCTTCTCTCCATTCATTATGATAGTCTGGATTGTCATTAACTGAAGGTAATTTATCACTATTATAAATAGCTTTCCAAGCAGTACCATCTTCGTCCCATTCATAAAGTATATATTGTTTAACCGAAGGATTTGCTACTTGAGCAAGTTGAACCGCTAAATAGTTTTTGTTATTATAGAAGTCATAACCATAATTATCTAATTTAACTTCTAAAGTAACGTCTGAAATATACTGCGCGCCGTGGTCGTCTTCCTCACAATGTTCTATTGCTGCATGCCACGCTACTGCTTCTATACCACTTGATTGAGGAGGTAAATATTCAGAATTTTCGGAAGCCCAGCTTTTCTTTTGTACCCAAACGCCGTTTTCAAATTTAAATACCCGATATACATAAGTAATCTTTTCATCAGTATCTCCAAGAGGTACTATTTTATATTGATCGGCATAAGTTGGCGCAGTTTGGAACTTAGCGAAACCGTACTTACCATCTTCATAATTATAACTAGTAGAATTAAGCGGAATTAATTTACGTGTTGGAATTGTAACAACCGTCTTATCCATATCTGACGGCTGTATTGGCGCTACTGTAACTAATGTTTCAACGCTTCCATATTTTTCAACATAGTCATTATATTTCATACCAGTGGCTTGTTCAAATTTAGCCATCCCTTCTGCATATGAATCAGTAGCCGCTGAAATTGTTTCTGTAAAGACGTTTCTATTTGAATTAAGACCAGTTAATGCTAACTCTAATTTAGCTTTCTGTGCGCGTTTTTCATTGAGTTGATTGTTCAAGATTTTCATACGCGCATAGTATTTATTTAAATCATCTAAACAGTCTTGCCCGTTTTTTATTAATCCTTTATTAATATAGTAGCTTAAATTAATAATATATGCTTCTCCACTTGGATTAGTAGAAGCATTACGTATAGACATTACGCCTTCATCAACGTAATCACTTTGTACATTATCAACAATTAACTTAGTAACAATTTCCTCACTATTTAAAGTGCGCTGAATTGATTTTAAATTAATTGCATATTTGAACCCAGCAAAATTATCTTTACCAGCAAACTCTTTAAATGAAACTCGTTTAGTACCTGGCAAAATTCCACCGTTTTCATCACGGTCAACTTTAATTTTAAGCCAACATTCAAAAGTCTCACAAATTGTTTGTAATATATTAAAACAATTTGATTGAGCTTCACTGATAGACAAGATTTTTTCAGAATCAGTATTATATATAGGCTTGATATCGCCTACATCAACTGACAATAAATTAGATATACCCTTTAAATCGTAATAAACATCTGTATTTTCTTTTGTTGCACCATCTTTAGGCTTAACATAATATGTTGGTGTATCAACAATAGTAGTCGTAGGTATATTACCAATAGTAACTGGTTGTTCATTAGCATCATATATACATTTAGTAATTTGAACATCTGATATATATGTATATACGTCTTTCGCACACAGCGCGCTGTCAGTAGTATAAAGGAAAATACCGATTCTAACTTGTGGATCAGTCATCTTCGTATTAGTAACTGGCATCTTAGCCTTAGCTATGGTGCGATAATAGTCAATAAAATTAGAACTAGTCTTTACTACATATTTAGCTTGCTCTACATCCCAAACATATTCAGTACTATCTCCTTCTACTTTATAAACAGAATTAGTAGTAGGTTCTTGTACGACATTATTAATTATATAATTTTTATAATCAATTACTGTGGTTTCTTCACCCGTGTCTTCGTCTTTTATGGTTGTAGTTGAAAAAGTACCACCAGTAATAGTTGGATTATCTTTTACCCATTCTCCGTCAAACTGCATAATAATTTCTTGCGGTTTAACTTGGCGGTAAAAATCATTATTTAAGTACCCTTTCGCGCCATTGGGTTCTTCATAGTAAGCTACAAATGCACGAATTGCTGGATTCTCAGGAACAATTAAATCTTCACGTTTTTTAAGTTTTGCATTAGCGGTTGCATACGCAATACGAAAAACAAATTTTTGGTTTTGTGAAATATGGTCAATAATACCTGCATTGTCCATAAAACCAGAGTTGAAATATGTATTTTCATAATTGCTATTTAAAGTACCAGTAAACTTTAATTCTAAGAACCCTTGTACACGAGTAAGTTCAGTTAAAGGTATAAGTTGAACTCCCGCGCCAAGTTCTGGACAAGACGCTAATGATAAAGATTGAAATACGTTTTTCCCTTCATCATCTTTTTCAGTAGTAACTACGGCATTACTCCAACCTTGTATATCACCATTTTCATAAATATTAAAATCAGAACCATTAGTAATTAATGGGGTAATAACATTAGATGTTGCATAGTCATTATCAGCATATTTATAAATTTCTTGTGTAGTACCATCTGATAGTGTAGCTTGATAACGCTCAACCGTACGTTCCATAACTGGGTCATACGTAGTGAGCGGCCCGTATACGATTCTATATCCTTGATTGTTCGTATACTGCGCGCCGCCGTCGGTGGACGGCACGAGGCTGACCCGCGCGCCATCAACGGTAAATCCAGTGATTTTATCGTCGGTTATCGTATACGATACGTCAGAAGTAATACGATAATTCCTACCAATGATGTTGTTATTATCATCAAAAGTGAATGTGTCTTCATCATTCTTTCGCAGGAACTGAACATATTTAACCTCCTTATTAGCGATATAGCTATAGAATACGTATATCTCTTCGTTAGCTTTGATAGAAACAGTACGTTGTTCACCATTTTCCAACTTGCCAACTATATCAGCAGAAAAATCAGCTTCTACCTTCGCGCGCACCATAGGTTCATTTACTTTTTGAACCAATGTATCACAATCAGACTCATCAACTACCCAATCTGTATTTTTAAGTGTAGCTTTTCCTAACTCAACAGCTGTACCTTGATTGTTGCCTAATTCAGTATTAAACTCAATGGCATATCCATTCTTTGACAACTCGTTTACTAAAGCATCTTTCGCTGTATATTGCCACACCATTGTTTCACTATCTTCTTGATGATCTACAATGATAAAATCATACCAAGCATCTGGGTCATCAGAAGGATAGTGTAATTTAATTTTTCTTTCGTTTATCAAATATCCAATAAAAGGATTGATAACTTCAGAATTTGATATTGGATCAAAATATTTATAAGCCATTGAAAAGGTGAATGTCACCTCTCCATTCATATTCTTTGTTAGAACAGGAGAAAACGCTTTATTAGGCGACGTCATTTCATCTGATCCAATGACCATTATTCTATTTTCTTTATAGTAGCCAAGTTCATCTTCATTATCAGACTTGACTAATATGTCTTCCCAGACTGAAATTTCATATGGCCTGCGTAAAATCGCCATTATTTTTCCTCCTAAAAGTATAAGTAATTATAAAATATCTCTACATTTGTCATTGACTTAGACAAATTAATGAATTGAGTACCAAGCGGATTATCCATTTTTGGCTTTATTTTAAAGAAGTGACCATTAACATACTGGTTATAAATATAGCCAGAAGTAACATAAGTAGCTATACCACTATCTTGAATATCTATTGATTTAACTCCTTCAACTAAACCGTTAGAAGTGTTAATAATAAATCCTATTTCATTTTCTGACTCACTTGTTAAATCAGCAGAAATATTAAGAACCGCAGCAGGAATACCATGATCTATATAGGTTAAATCTAATCCTTTATTGTTATTCCAATCTGCAAAAGGAATATAAAACATAAAACCTACTTCTTTATCTCCACCATTATAGACCGCAATTCTATTTTCTTCATCTAATTCATCAATTTTATATTCTTCTTTCTGTTCTTCAGTTAGTATACCACTAGCTTCTTTCCATTCATTAACGTTATCATATGAATCAAATTGTTCTAATGTGGTAAATATATTCGTTGCAAATGGATAATAAGCTACGAACTCAATCGTGCCTTCACCCTTGTAAATACGTTCGTATACATAAGAGTCTGGAATTTCATCGCCGTCTGTATCTTCCATTACATATTCCCAAGGTGTTATATTTTCTCTTGTTATTGTATGTACAAGAATTTGATAGTTCAAATTAACTGTTACTTCTTCTTCGCTATTATTCGTAATTATATATACATTTCCTTCTACCGTATAAGTAACAAGTTCTTCCGTTCCTTCTTCCCACGCAGTCGCGCCATCTACGGTAATCTCACCGATAGGCGTATCTGTCAACGTATAAGTAACTGTACTCTGCGCGAGCACTGTAACAGGAACAGACACATCAGTCGGTACGTCATCTCTTTCAACAACCCTAACTCCAGTGGGTGTCGTTGTGTTACTTGCTACCCTCTTCCGTTCATCAAAGCACACAAAATCCAGCTCCGGCGGCGAGGCTATCTTCACACGGTATTGCTTATACGGCGCTTCATCAAGAATTAATAAACCTGTATGTTTAACGCCAAATACCTGCCTCATCAACCTGAACTGGGTTTCATTTAGTGAATCATATGCAATTTTTATAGGAAAATTTCTTGACTTGAAGTCACTACCATAGTAGTAGCTACCGTCTAAGCCAGGAATTTCTATTGTTTTATCTTCTAATTCTGGTATAAGCGGTTCGTTATACCTGTCTCCATCACTCACCCTTGTTATTCCTAATTCTTTGGTCGTATAGGAATGACCGTTATATACGAAGGTGAATCCAGTAAAATCTCCCTTCATTTCCTTTGTCTCCTTGTTATACATTCTAAACCTATATATAAGTAAGTTTTTTTAAAAAAGAGTATAAAAAATAGAGTGCATTGACGTACACTCTATTTTAATCTATTTAATATATTTGTTTCCATGTACCATTAACTTTAACATACATCGCAGTAGGGGTTTTCCATGTACCAGAAACTTTAATTTGAGGAACTGATTCTTTCCATGTACCGTTTTGTTTGATATATATACGAGGTATCCACATGGCATTAGAATTTAAAAAGGAATAGTCATTTAAAGCGGGGTGAACCGCGACACTTAACCCCGGACTACCTATATCCCATGAAGAAAATGTATATCCTGGACGAGTAAATGTATTTGCTGGAATTGTTAAAATCACACTTGATAAATTACCATAGCTATTATAATATTGCCAATCTCCTACTGATTCTGGTGGTGTACCCGTTCCACCGTTAGCACTAAATGATATTTGTACTATACGTTCATATATTGCATTGAACCGGGTAGCATAACCTTTAAATGTTAAAGAACCTGCAGAATATTGATTCGTTGCCGCAGTTGTATCTGTTCGCCAACCAAGTGCAGTCCAAGGCGTACCAGATGTTGATAAAGCGGCGGGTGTAGGGAATGTAACTGTTGTGTAAGTTGAACCCCCACGATATTGATAGGTACTATTTTCTTGAGCTTCTGATATCCCCGATTCAAAATATAAAGTTCGTTGCCATCTTACATATAACGTTCGACTTGTCGTTGTAGACGATGCTGCTGGCGCCCATGTCGGTGAAGCTGTTGCAGTATAGGTTGTTCCAGAAGTAGGACTAGAATCCGTTGACCATACGTAAAAACTCCATCCACCTGTCGGCGCTGTAAATGTGTTGGCCTGCGCAGCAAACGTAGCTGTTGACACATTTCCGTACGCATTGTAATATTGCGTAGCTGTTTTTGCCGCCGGTGCAGTACCTGAACCACCGTTCGCGTTGTAAGATTGAGTAAGCGTACGAGAATATACACCATAAAATGTAGTTGCAGTTCCAGAATATGTTACCGTTGAACTTGCCGCATATTCACTTGTACTTGCAGTAGAATCATCACGCCATCCGAGTATGCTCCAACCAGATATTGCAGTTACTGCAGGAGTAGTTATACTTGAATACCCATAGTATTGCTCATATGAATTAACTACACCCTGCCCAGTACCACTCCGAAAATAAAGCGTACGTTTATAACGAGCCGTTAAAGTATAACTATTAGAATCTGTAACACCGGGATTCCATGTATATGTTTCACCAGCGCCTTTATATATGTGTTCACTTCCGTTCTCCCAATCTGCGAATGAATATCCAGGGGGTGGAGTGAATGTACTTGATGGTAAAGTAAAAGTAACTGTAGATACGTTACCTGCACTATTATAGTATTGTGTACCCGTTAGTGCCGTTGGTCCAGTACCTGAACCCCCATTACCCTTACCAAAAGAAAGTGTAAGCGTACGAGTATATATTGCATAAAATTCATTATTATTAAAACTTTGACCTTCTATATCGTAATCTGAATTATTATATTGTTTAACATCTGCTAGAGTATCATTACGCCATCCTGAAAAAGTCCAGCCTGAAATTGAAGCACCCGTAGGAAATGTTAACCATTCTTCTGGATAGCCTCCTGTATCATCAGAACTATAAAAATCTGAATCTTTTTCTGCAGAAGTAGCTTCTTGTATACCACTATGAAAATAAAACGTTCTACCCCAACCAGCATAAAAATTAACTGTACCACTAGTAGCACGTAAATTTTTAAAATTGGTAGCTAAAACGTTATTGGCCCAAGTACTAGTAGAAGTATCTGTTCCTATAGTATGAATGGTTGAATCCATACCGGTGATATACCACCCATGAAAATCATACCAATCGTCACTTGGATGAGATATAGTAAAAGTATAATCAAAAGTTGCAAGTGTTGGATGTAATGCACTAGAAGACCAATATCCTACTCCATCCCCGTCTGAAGATAAATGATATGCAATTGAATATATCTCCGGCATCCATACAGCATATAATGTAACTTCTCCACCATTTGTGGTAGTTAAATTAGATACAGATTGACCATCAGTATATACTACGTCACCAGATTCAACTCTATATATGTTAACAGTATCTCTACCAGAACTATCATAATACCTGTGCCTAAAATAATATGACGAACCATGATATTCAAGATTAGTTCCATCTTCTACCCAGGTTACTCCACTCGGTTCGTTTCCACCTATACTTACCCACGAATCACTACCATCTACTGAAACCCGATAAAAAGTTGAACCATCTTTTAAAAATATATATGTTCCATTCGTACCCATATGATCAGCAGTACAAGGACCTTCATCTGCTATATAAAATACGCTTGTACTACCTCCAGTACTAGTCGCCCATCCAAGAAATGTATATCCGGTTTTTGTAAACGTATTTGATCTTAATGCATACGATGTTCCGTAATTCCATGTGGTTGCGGTACTATTCCCATCTGCCATTGTTCCAGAACCACCATTTGCATTGTAATGAACTGTATATGTATTAGGTATCCAATGTACATATAATGTAACCGTCTTATTCGCAGAAATATATGCGTTACCTAGCATTCTATATACAGTAGCTGCATTAGTATCTGTAGAAGCAGTAGTATCCTGATTAATCAGTACGCCGCCGCTTGCGGTCGTACCATAGGCCTGTGTACCAATTATATGATACCCTGTTTTAGTAATATTAGGGGTTGCTACATTAATCAGATTTATAGTACGAGTTTTTGAAGTACCAGAACTCCCATTAGTGGCAGTTTGTGTTGATTGTAATACGCTAAAACCACTAGTGGCAGAAGTGGTTGAACGATAATATAAGTTACTAGTAAGTTTATACCAATAATTTGTACTACCAGAAGTAACTTTATATACTCCAGCAGTACCACAATTCGTTGTAATGGTACCACCGTTAGCATTATACCTAACTGTTAATGTATATGTAGCCATCTATCATCCTCCCTAATTCGTATACACGCAGTATATATCTCCATTCGCACCAGTTGACGAACCTGGCGCGCTCGTACCATACAATATATTACCAGAAGGAATTGATAATGCTGCCCACGTTGGCGCGCCACTACCATTTGACTTTAAATAATAGCCGCTTGTCCCAGCAGACGTTGGAGCATAGAATGACGGGCTTGTCGTTGAAGACCCATTAAGTGTAATTCCAGGTATTTCATCAACAGTTGCTATTGTGCCATCATGATCTGGAAGCATTAATACTCGTGCATCAGTTAATAAAGATGCGTCAAAATCTAAAGAACCATTAACATCAACAAACCCTATTTGTCCAGCAGTAATAACGCCAGCATTCAAATCATTAACCGCAATTTTTGTAGCTTCTAAAGTTTGAGTACTTGGATTAATAACAAAATTATTATTTAAAATAGCTGTAGTATCACCTCTACTAGATGTACTACTAGCTCCTGCTGTAGCGGTCGCTAATAATGGATACCAATTATTCGCCGTACTATACGCCTGAGTTACTTTCGTATCAGTATTAGTCACACTACAAGCAATAGTCATTTTTCTGTTTGTTGTATCATCAGTAATACTAATTCCTGTTCCTGCCGCAAGTGTAAAATCTGAAGTAGTCGCACTTCCACTTGATGGAGTAAGTGTAGTCGTAAACTTATGCGAAGCTAATGCACCGCTTAACGTATATGTCGTATCTTGCGCCGGAATTCCCAAAGCGGTAATATCTGATTTAGCTACCGCAGTAACACTTTGTACGTGTCCGTGCGCGGTTGTAGCAATTTTATAAAAACCACTAGTCTTTGCAGTAGTCAACCTATACGCATCAGTAGCGTGAGTATAAGCTGTATTACCATAGTCACCTCTATAAGCAGTAGAACTTGTTGTTCCAAGCGCCAAAGAAGGGCTAATCTCTACATAAGCAGAGCCGCCCCAACGCCAAGTTAAATTAGTTGCAGTATCAACGTAAATTTTTCCTGTCTCACCTGTTGTTGGGAAATTAGCTTTAGCAGTATATTCAAGCACATCATCTACATAACTTGGTAAAGCACTTGAAGGTACTGTACCAGTTATTTCTGAATAAGCATATGATGGCTTAGTTGAAGCCTTCGCCCAAGAATATACGTCGGACGCTGGCATTGAACCTAATGCTGTTTTCAAAGTAGCAACAGTAACTATATCAGAAGTAGTACCATTGATTGTTTTGGTAATTTTTGCATTAGTAGAATCATAAGCTACGTTGGAAACCGTTGCACTTTTATCAGCCTTACCGCTTATATCTTGGTGGGAAGTTAAGAAAGTTGCACCCTTCGTCAATGTCACCACACCGTTAGATGCACTGGCCGCCGTAACTGCGTTACCTGTACCAGTCACACTTACCGTAGTAACCGTATCCGTAAATTTCGGACTCGTTCCAACCGTAACTCCGTTAATCGTATTTGCCTGCAAATTATTTGCAACCGACAGCGCGCCATCAACGACAAGCTGACCTGTAGTCAGGTCGTCCATAGTTACCGAATCACCAAAACTGACAGGTCCAGTTACGGACCCGCCAGTTAATGGCAATGCATTATTGTCTTTTATTGTATAAGTGGTTCCATTAGGTAATTTAATAGCACTTAAGTTCGCCATTTAAATCACCCCCTTAAGAAACTGTAACCGTCTTCGCATCACCTGTAAATGTAGGCTGACTCACACTACCAGCCGCAGTAGTCGTACCACTAAGTTGTGTCTTTGTACCAGTAAACGTAGGTTGTGAAACTGTACCACCTGGAGTACCAGTAACGCTAACATTACCTTCAGTACCAGTAAACGTAGGCTGTGAAACAGTACCAGCAGGTGTATATGTAGCTGTGCCACTTGACGCAGCACTAACTGTTGTCGTTTTATTTGTTTTGGTAAGCGAAACACTACCTGCTGGAGTAAAATCACCACTTGAGTTAATTGTTGCGGCAGTACCAGTAAAAGTACCACTACCAGATGGTACTGTAATGCTGCTTGTAACTAATCTTTTACCCGTACCAGTAAAACTTGGTTGAGTTGATTGATATGCCGCATCACCCGTTTTAACTGTAGTGGCAGTTGTTGAAATAGAAGCACCAGTTGTTTCTACAATTTGTTTAAGCGTCAAAGTTTCTCCACTAACTGAATAGTATGCAAGCGCGCCCGAAGCCGCTGTTGATGCAGGTTCGGCCACTGACATGTCTGTAACTACTGTCTTTGACGTTGGATTATTAATTGAGGTTGTACTACCTGCAGTCTTTACACTAATTGTAGGCGTACTAACCGAACCCTCCGGTGTATATGTAACCGTTCCACTTGATGCAGGACTAACTGTTGCAGTTGTTGAACTCGTTCCAACCGCGACCGACCCAGCCGGTGTATATGACCCACTTACACTAACTTCTCCTTCAGTACCTGTAAATGCCGCACTATCTGCTGTAGAAATATTACCAGTAACAAGTCTTACACCCGTACCAGTAAAAGTTGGCTTACTTACGCTACCAGCTGGAGTAAATTTACCAGTAGAAGTTGTTGAACTACCAGTAAATGTAGGTTGACTTACCGTACCTTTTGGTTGATAATTTCCATTTGTATTATCTGTTGCAGTAATTGTAACTGTGCTTGAACTTCCAGTAAAAGTTGGTTTACTAACCGTACCTGTCGGCGTGACTGATCCACTAGCTGAATCTTTATATGCCAGTGAACCAAGTCCACTTAAGTCACCAAGTTCAACCCAAGCCGTTCCACTCCAAATAAACTCACCATTACCATAAACAACAATATCTCCAGCATTTGGGGTCACTTCAGAACCGCCTATTGTTGGTTTTTGTGTGCCACCATCAGTTATAGCAGTGGTTGACTCTCCCAAAAAGTGAGTCGGATTTCCAAGTCCTTCTATGGCTTGGCGCGCCCAGGCATCTTTAATATTATATGAACTACCAGAAGGTAATTTAATTACACTAATATCTGCCATATTGTTTCTCCTTATTGTGTAGTAAACACCACTGTATCCTCATCTGTTAAAGAATAAAAGCATCTAACTTTATTATTCCAAAACTCTTTTTCAGCTGGTGTTACATGTATATCTGTATCATTAATATGTTCCCAATAAATCGTATCAAGAAAAGGAGCATCAATTAAATAAGCATTTCCATCGCCCACTTTAATTCCCGCTATCGGATTTCCATCCTCATCTTCTTGATAATCTGTATATATATAAATCGTATTAGCCTGACCAACCAAACCGCTTTGCGCGGCCCAGCCAGCTGTCGTATTAAAATACACTTCAGGCCTATGCAATTGCATAGACTCTACAGCCTGTGCAATTGCTCTGTGAATTGCCCTATTCTCTAATGGGTTGGCGGAAGTATTAGATAACTCTGAATCAACCGGATGAGTATGTGAGCTTTGGGCAAATTCATCCTCAAGCTTGCTATGATAATATTCAAGCCCGTCCTTATCCAAATACTCTATTGCCATTATTTACTCCTTTAATTTCCTTGTGTTGGTGTAACAATCGCATCAATTTCTGCTGTTGTAATTGAGCTTACTCCGCCATCAGAGAGTTTAACATATGTAGTTCCACCATATCTAAATTGTGAATTTGCAGAATAGTTTGTAGAATTAACCATAAGCACATAAATTTTTCCTGCTTCTGGAGTAATCGGCGCTCCACCTGCAGTAAGTGCAAACCAATCAGATGCAAGCTCTGTTGCTCCAACTGGATAGACTTCTACAACATCGTCTACAAACGAAGGAAGCACAGAACTATCAAGCACATTTCCATTGAATGTAAGCTTATCTACCTTCGCCTTATCCGCAGCAACATAGTTCGTATCTGTATGAACATATGATGCGTCTGTTACATAGTTTCCATCATTTGTTAAATCACTCAGCGCCGTTGGCACTGTAATATTTACATTCTTATTTGTAATTGTTTGTTGTGTATTATTTACACTAATTGTATCAATTTTACCGCCGTTCTGAGTTACATAAGCCTCAGTTGCAAAATTGCTTGTTCCATCACCATCGTTTGTTAAATCCGATGTAGCTGTAGGCACTGTCAGTGCGACATTTTTGTTCGCATCTGGCGCGACTGCGGTTCCATTAACACTAATACTATCAATTGTGTTCGGCTCGCCGCCTTCAGATACAATATCATCTACTCTATCTTCTAAGTCCTCTAATGCTTGCTTCTGTGCAAAAAGAGCTTTCAGTCTTTCGTGATAGTATCTTAAGCCGACGTCATTTAAATACTTGTTATCCGCCATTCTTAAACTCCTCCAAAAATAATTCTATCAATATCAGATTCAAGAAGGGCGTCCATCTCTTCTTGCAATCCCAAATCTGTACTGTTCTTATCTCCAACCAATGTAACCTCATTAATTGAAGGTAAATCATTAAGCTGCATATAGTCTAACGCATCTATATCGCTTAGATAGTCTAAATCACTCCAGTGGGTCTGGCCATCGCCCACTTTAAGCTTATATACGTCTGTACTCAGCGCCGGTTCGCCAACGCGCAGCACAGGGTTAAGCCTAATCCAATCACTCTCAACCGCGCGCCGTAGCTGTATGACAGCTTTCATATGTCTTTTTTTAATTGCCATATCCCTCTACGCCTCCGCCATCGTAATAAACTATTTCATCGTAGTAAATGTCTTCTTCAGAGGGGCGCACATGTGTTGAAATGTCTAAATCAGAGCTTGTTTTTGTAAATTTTAATTTATCAAAGCGTTGATTTTGCGTTGAGAACTTAATATTGATTGACTTATCTGCATTTCCATTAGTGTTCAATCTCGTCCTCATCTTCTGTTCCTCCAATTACTCCATCTTTTAGTACTCCCATAAGTCGTTCAGTGGTTGGGTCGGACGCATATGCTTCACCATCGGTTGTAAGTAAACGCACCTGTATTACAATTACATTTTTCTCCGCTGCGGGATAAAACGTAAATGCAAGTGTGTCTTCTTGAGTTAAGTGAAGTATAACTTGTGAGCTACTTTGTTCTTCTTCAGTTAAATCTTCAACCGAACCATTTTCAAATGACTCACCAATTAAATCTTCAATGTTAGTAATTGTTACATCATCCTTCGTTTTATGTAAAATAACTTTATTATTCTGCATATACGTAATCCAAAGCTGTTCAACTTCCTCTGCTTTGAGTGGCAAGACAAAACTATGATACGGTGTAGTTCCTCTAATTATCATCTTGCTCCTCCTTAAGGTTATCACGTATAGGTAAGGCACGAACTTTATTATAAAGTTCCGTTCCTGTTCCATTTCCGTCTAATGCGTGATAAGCATTGTATAATTCTGTTATGTTGTCAAATTCCATGATAGTTGTATACCCTCTATGAATAGCCTTTTCGCAGTTATGGTACACAGCGTCATGTAATAGCACCTTTAGTGCATTTTTTTTAGCATCTTGCTTTTGATCTCTTCGCTGCGCAATGTAAAGCAAAAAAGACCACAAACCCGAAGAAGCGAATATGGCCAATAGAATAGTCACTAGGCCTCCTGTCGGGGAAAATAAATTAGTCATAGGCGTATAGCTCCTCCTATCAATATTTCTCAGTAATAAGTCAAAAAGTTGACAAAGGTGTCAGTTTTTTTACTTTCATATGTGGAGGCGAATTATGAGTAGTTATGAAGAAAAAGTTATAACGCTTTTACAGAAAGCAAAAATTAGGTTTGTTAGAGAAAAAAGATTCAGTGATTTACGCGGTGGAAAGTACAGGTTTGACTTTGAGGTCTACGTTGATGGCGCGCCGGCGCTCATAGAAATTCAAGGCGAACAGCATTACCAAAGAATCAGCAAATTCCATCCAAAACAATCTGACTTCACAGCCGCGCAAGAGCGAGACAGACGTAAGATTAGCTATGCTTTAGCAAACCGAATACCGCTTTACATAATCCCATATTGGGAGCTTGATAACATACACAGCGCGGCCGCCTTGTTCAGTCGGAAATATAGGGCGACTAATCGGTGGAAGAACGATTTAGATTGGCAGAAGCATCAAAATTTGACAAAATGGTAAATTTTTGAGATACTATAATGGGCAGCGAAAAAAAAAAAAAAAAAATACAAAGTTTATTTATTATATATAATATGTATAATTTGACATAGCGGCTTCCTATATGGTATAATATATATAGAAAGTAAAATTGGAGGATTAACTATGGAACATTTATTTGTAGTAGTCCTCTTTTTGTCAGTTATTTTTTTAGCCTTTATAGTAGAAAAACAATCTAAACACATCCGTGAAATAGACTCGCTTAACCTTAATAAAATTGATAAATATTACGAACAACAATACAAAGCGGCAGAAAGGGGACTTAAAGAGAAATTACAGCTTCAAGAAGATAGCCTTGAAAAAGAGTGGCAACATGCTGCTCAAAAACATGCTATGGAATTATCTACTTTAGGTAACGAAATTAAAAAGTATGAATCAATTCTGAAAGAAAAAGAAGCGCGCTACAACGAAGTAAATCAAGATTTAGACCTATATAAGCAAGGTAAGATTAAGGAAATTGATAGCGCCGCCGCAGAGTACGAACAACGTAAACGATTACTCGTAGATGCAAGTATTGTTCAATACAGAGAGTTAAGAGAAAATTTATACAACGGTGAACTTGACGCTATGAAAGCAAGAAGAGATTCATTAAGTCAAGAAATTTCCGACATTAAATCTGAATTAGAAGTTGAACGTAGAAAGCGCGCCGCCATAAACGAAGAAATTCGCAGACAGCGTGAAGTTGAAGAACAAACCGATTTTTATCGTATTCAACTTGACCCAAGCGATTTAGATGATATTGAAATCTTACGAAATACGGCCCCGCGCCTACGACATCCAGAAGCGATTAACAAAATTATATGGACTAACTACTATCAGAAGCCACTTGCAGAACTGAGAAAGCGTGTAGCTATAGAGGGACCTGGTGTATATAAGATAACTCGTTTAAAAACTGGGGAAATATATATAGGACAAGCCGTAAACGTATCTACTCGTTGGACCGAACACGTAAAATCGGCTTTAGGCGTTGGAACATTAGCATCTTCACAACTTCATAGAGCAATGGCCGAAGATGGACCACAGCAATTTGTATTTGAGTTACTTGAGGAAGTACCTAAAGAAAACCTTAGAGAACGTGAATCATATTACATTGATTTCTACGATAGTAAAAATTATGGATTAAATAGTATAGTAGGAGATAAAAAATGAAGAATAAACTATTACCACTATTACCACCACTTATTACTTTTGAAGAATTAGAAAATTTTATTAAACAGTTTAATCAAAACCATTCTTCCGAACAAGAAAAGGCTGTAAAAGCAGCCGGAAAATTATTTGGAAAAGCAAAATAAATAAATAAAAGACACTCTACGACAGCAGAGTGCAAGGAGATTAAAATGGAATTGAATAAAATTCAACAACAAATTATTACTACAGACAAAGACAAAGTCGTTGTACTTAGTGCCGCAGCTTCTGGAAAGACAGAAGTACTTACACAGCGCCTTCGCTACTTACTTGACCAAGGCATTGACCCCTTTTCAATTG